TAAAATTCTCTATTAAGTTCTACTTCTCCACCATCATCAGAACCCATATACATTGCACAATAGTCTAGCACACGATTAAGACTGCGCTCTAAGTTTAGAACTGCATTAGATAAACTGCCATTTTTATCAGCCGCTTTAATAATTGCCGCTGTTGCGGTTTCCTGATCTACACCATCTGAAGTGTCAAACTTACCACCTAATGCGCGTATCTCTCTTTCATTGCGATCCATGTAATCTGAATATGCACTTGTTGCCATATCCCAACTCATAATCCCAACACTTGAACCGGCAGGAAGTGGAAGGTGAGCACCTGCACTTGAGACAATATAATCTTTACCCGTCATTTCTTTGTATAGCTGTAGACTGTTATCATCCCAACCTGTTGAATAAGTCATTGGAGCGCCATTCAAATAAAGTGCTTCCTTCATATCTGCGCTTGTTCTGTACCTTGCTAGTGTTTTAGAACATATGCCGGATAAGTAACCTAGCTTCTCAGGTATTTTGCCTTGAGGTAGGTTATCTGCCACGCATATTTCAAAAGGAATAAACTTCCATCTTGAGCCTGCTTTTAATGGGTAGTAATAGTCACTCCAAACACCATCATCAATATCAATAAATTTACGCTGATAATATTCACCATCATCATCAAGACCTAACACTAGGTAACTATCAACTTCTGAACTGTCAAATGATCCTGCTTTGCGTACTAGGTCAACCTCTTTAAGTACAACCATTGATAATTGAAGCACTCCATTAATGCGCTTAAAATCCCAATTTAGAATACTTTCTCTTGGATACATTTTAATGCTACTTTTAGCACCAATGTTTCTAGCTTCAGATACCGTTAAATCATCAAGTGATGTGCTGCTTAAATCGCTGTACTCAGATAGCATTCCAAAGTACCGCATCATAAGCAATTCACTTAGCCCAATTTTAAGCATTTCATCCATAGTTAAACCATCACCATCAGCATCATCTTGAAGATACTTAGTGACTGGCTTTAAATTATTGTAGCTTACCGGCTTTCTAAATACTGAACCGCAAATACTGTCTAATGTTTGGCTAGGTATTTCGTCATACTCAGCGTTTTTGACGTACCGTTTATATCTCTGTTCACGCTCACTGGCATCTTTAATATCCACGCATGGATTAGGTAGATACGTCTGCACGTTAGAGTCATTCTTTATAATTGGTTCCCCATCAACTGCATCACGAACCATGCAAGCAAAACTGACAGTATTTTGATATTGATTGTTGGGAACTTTTACGCCTAAACTATCCATCCTTATTCACCTTTTTAAATGCTTTGCGACCCGCTGTTGTTTGCTTTAATTGCTCAAGTGTTAATGGCCTGTTCTGCATATCGACCATATTCTTAATGTCTAATTTACCATCTAGAAATAATTCTGCTCGTTTTTTACCCAATGATTCCTCAACAAACCACCTTGGTTGACGTTTAAGCCAATTACTTGATGTCAATGTACCCTTAACCGTTTCAAAATCCGATTCCCCATCTCCTAAACCAATTTCGATAGGTCTTTGTTGTTGAGTAGGATCAAAATCATCCGTTTTAAAAACGTACACACTACGTTCATTGTAATGTAGAGGTAACTTTGGATAGCTGTTATCGCCTATATCCCATTCTTTAAGATGATTAGCAAGGCATATTGTTGTTGTCCTTGAGTCTAGTGTAGCAAAAAACACCCGCTTTTTAATTATGTCGTCATTCTCAATTGCAAACCTGTCACGGACTCCATTAACATAATGACTAATACCCGTTCTAGCTAAAGTTTCAGCACGTTGAGCAAGTCTACCTGTTATAACGCCACCCTTGTATCTCTTAGTTGTTTTGTCATACCTGCCACGCAACTCACGGGTTATTTGTGAGACAGTCTGCCCATCACGTATCCCCGCAAGAACCACCCCATTTATTGCCCTTACTGCATCAGATGAATTTACATTAGTAAAATCAGCCCATGTTGAAGCTACTCCACCAACTGCCATTATTGCATTGCTAGGGGGAAACTTTGCTGGTGGTATGTAATCTTCAGGAGCAACATCATTATAAAGATCCGCTTGGAATTGACCTTCATCATCCATCACTCCATTAATGTTATCCTCAAAACCTACCCATATTGATCCCCAATTTTCAGAGGTGTATTTTTTTATATCATTGATCATTTTTGTTTGATCACGTTTAGGAAGATCTTCATATCCAATAAGCATAGCTGATATACGTTGAGATATTTCTTGTGCTGTAGGATTAATCAACTCCCTAACAATGTTAGTCGCGAACCTTTGAAGCTGGACTTCTCTGCGTATCATTTCATCAATAACTGTGTCTGACATTACATCATCCTTATTCTTGGTGCTGCACTTGGTCGCATAATGGGGAACCTTTTATGTATAAAGTAACCTCCTGCATCATTCCAGTCGTCAACCGCTGGATGAGTATCGTACTTTTCGGGATTGCCTTTTTTATCATATCCTTGAGTCTCAAGTGCATCAGTATAATTAGGGCATTTATTAGTATTAACCAACAATGTATTTTTACTAAGCAAAAGATTCTTAGCATTGATGCGATCCCTAACTGCTGGATTAGCTGCATCAACTATAACTGTAATTCTGTTGCTCTTAATAATATCAATATCAGTTCTAGTAGCATTAGTTGATTTACTTCCACCGCTTGCATCAGGATAAACAATTACTTTGTGACCCTTGTACCTACTCAAAATTTTAGTGCATAAGTCTTGAGTATCTTCACTGGTAAATTCATCAAGTGCAAATGCATCATTACCATCAACCACGAAAGCTACTGAGCAACACCCTCCCACGTTAAAATCTTGACCTATATGTATTATGTCATTCGGCATTATAACTCTGTCAGTATGATGTTCTATACGACTAAAAAAGTGGTAAACAAGACGTTCTGTTAGGTTGACGAACTCACCATCAATATACAGACTTGCAATGATAGGATCATAGTTAGAGCGTATCTGCTCAATGTAACCATCAGGAAGGTATGGATTAGACCACGTCGGTGCTTTTATAAGGTGGTGCATATCTGTTGAGTTGCGAACCCATCGATCATAAATAAACCCCTTAATACCCTGATCCGGAGTTGTCACTGCACCTATTGTGTTCGGCGTAGTGGTTCTTTGTCGATTACGTTCTGATATTTTTCGCCAAACTAAACTCGCTTTATCTTTTTTTAACGTGTCTATTTCATCAACTATTGCATGAGCTGTTTCATATGCGACTATGCGCTCAGGACGATCATAACTACGGAGAATGATGTTTCCATAACCCTTTAAATTAACCATCATTTTTGATTCATTACACTTGTAAGAAACACCCAATATATCCAGATCTTCTTTTATCCCTTCAAGTGCGCGTAATCTGAGCAGATCATAAGTCGGCATATAATACGCACCATCGACGCTAGGATCTTGGAGCATTTTTACAATTAACCGCATAGTGCCGGCCTTAGTTTTCCCAGAACCTAGGCCACCGCATATTGCAGGATAAACCGCGTTAGATTGAATAAACTCCCTTTGTGGGTTAGTTAATGGGATATTTATCATTTACCGGAGCATCCACAAAATTAATAACCACCGGCTTGGCTGTGTCATGTTCAACCTCATGTTTTTCTGACCATCCAGCTCGTCTAGCTAAGTAATATTGCATTGCTGAAACATTGCCTGACATAGCACTTTCAAATAGTTTATTGGCTATTTGTGCATGACCACTTGCGCGACCCTTCTCTATAGCATCATTAAATTCAGTTAGCTCACGCTTTTTTTTGTAGAAAAAATCATGAGACCAACCCATTATGGACATTATCTCCTTATCCATTAACCCACGACCCGCGAGCGATCCTATTTTCTTAATGTCGGCTACTGTAATCTTGATTGGCTTGCGACCCGCTGACGCCATAATTCTTTCCCCTACCTAGTTAAACCTCTTTAGTACCATTGAACATTGGATGGTTCTGCTCGTTTGCTGTGCTGCTAAATACATGCACCGGTAGCACTGTCAGATATTCACTCTCTGTTCTGAAGTGGTGCGGAGACATTGGATCTAGTATACAGATCATACCTTCTTTTAACTCGGTTTCTTCAACGTTAGTATCTTGACCAACAATTGAATAGCCTCTACCTTTTAGAACATAAACTACTCTTGTTGTTGCGTGAATATGATGCATTTGTTCAGTAGTGTAAGGCGGTATAGTTAATTGCTGCAAAGTTGGATCGCCTATACGTTCAGGCGGGAATATTTGTCTAGTAGCACAACCGTTAACATAGGGTAAATTTACACTTTGATTTAATGATACTGACTTATTGCCACATTGATAACCACGCAATACGGCTCCGAATGCTTTAGTTTTTGCATAACCAACTGCAATATTACCTGACAGCCATAATGCTGATTGCATATCACTTGACATTGTAATTAAGCTATCACCATTTTCTAACATTACATCAATATCTCCAGCGAATGCTTTATAAGAATATTGGTCGCTGTCTCTACTTTGGTTAATAAACCCTGTGTCTGATTGGTCGAAGTAATACGCACCATATTTTTCTGCTATTTTTCCCATTATACTTTCCACGCTTGGCTGAAGTTATTATCTTGAATTAAATCTGACTTAGGTATACCGACACGCAAGGCAAGTCGAACCACTTCTTCAGATTCCATTTGTAATCTTTTTTCTATTTCCTGCTGAGACATGCCAGAGTCAATCATTGATTGTATGATCTTTGCCATGTCAAGAACACCATGAGTACCCCTAGCTCTATTATGCCTGATGGTACTCATTTTTTGATGTTCATCATCCTTCGGTTTAGTAATCACCACCGGCACTTTACCACCGGTCAACTTTCTAAGTTCAGGATCATTACTGACTGTCCACCGGTGAAACCCATCAACAATTTCATTTTTAGGATTGATCACAATTGGCTGAGTCCATCCATCTTCTAATATACTAATCTTTAGAAGTTTCAACTCAGGACTAGCAACCCTGTTAGGATTATAATCATTCGGCTTTATAGTGTCACGGTCCACCCACTGCACTGCATTAATCGGTTGTTCAATCATTATTTTCCCCTGTTTTTAAATATTGTCTTTACCGTAAATTTCTTTTGCTTCCTCAAGAGTAATACCTAGCTTATCTTGCTCTTTAGCCGCATTACCACCTAAGTCTTGACTTACCCTTCCTTTAAAATCTCCCCTTGTTGCCATTTTTGCCAAAAACTTCCAACTTAAACCGCTTAGAGGATGATTGTTTTCATAAGGTATTTTTTGTCCGGTCATTTTATTATGATGTTTTATTGCTGCATTTAATCCTGAAGCGACTTTTTTCTTATCTTTACCACTAAAGGTTTCTAATAAATTGGTGACATGCTGTTTCCAATCTGTATGTTCTGGCTTATACCCCTGAGAATACATTTCAGTGTTCCCGTACCTAGCCGCTGTACTAGCACCTTTTACGCGATTAATCATCTTAGACCATAGCTCAGGGAAGCATTCAGCGTATAAATGCAACCCCCTTAATGGTTCTTCACCGTATGGAGGGCAAACACGCTGACCTAATAAATTTCCATATTGCTCACTACGATTAAAAACATCATACGTTCTATTGTAATCAGCATTTTTAACTTTCACTAATCGCCAAACATCAGCACTAGACCAATCATATATCGGATATGCAAAATAAACCCCTTTATCTGGCTTACATATAAAATTCTCATCTTTTTTCATTGCTACTGCTCGGTATCTTCGCAAACTTTCCTCGGTTCTAATACCTTGTATAACTACGTGATTAGTATTTCTAAAATTTTCTGTTCCCCAATCCTGCATACTCATGCCGAACTTAAATCTAGGATGCTCAGTTATGCAATCTTCAGGTAAATCCCTGCACCAAATATCTTTTTCATCTGGATTCCAACAATACCAATAAGGCTGGTCATTAGAACACGCGTTTCTGTGCTGCACTGGCAGACAATACCATTCCAAATCTACATCAGGATCATTCCGCACTCTTTCAACATATTCAATAGTAGGTGGATGCAATGCTTCTTCATCATAAAAGTGAGCTTTTACCGGTAGCCGACCTAATTCTCGTGCAACATCGATACAACATAACAACATAGCTGTGCTGTCTTTCCCCCCACTAAATGAAACCCTTACATCTTCATAATTTTCGTATAGGTACCGTATTCTTTCCAGTGCCATTTCATACACGTTCTTACCTTCGATGGGCTTTTTCTTGTATATTTTAGTCATAGCTTTGTACCAGAATTGCCATTGCTTCATAATTTGTTTCAAGACCCTTCTCAGTCTTGATCTTGTTTAATTTACTGACTAGTGAAACCTTTTCATCATATGGCATTACTATCGCAAATTCTGAGTATCCTTCATCAGTCTTTTTGGGTTCACCTGTTACTTCGTCATAATCACCTTCATCGAAAAGATCATCATCCATATTAAAATCTTCAATGTCAAAACCAGTAAGGCTAACATCAAACCCTGCATCTTCTAGGAAGTTTAATTCACTCCTGAGCGCGTCAAAATTCCATCCTGCACTTAATGCCAGTTTATTATCTGTTATCACTAAAGCTGATCGCTGCTCTGCAGTTAGACCATCAACAAATATTGCAGGCACTTCATTCATGCCTAGATTAGCTGCTGCAATACATCTAGCGTGACCCGCTACTAAGATATTATTTTCATCAAATAACACCGGAGAGGTAAACCCGAACTCTTTTATGCTGCGCTGAAGTTGCTCAATCTGTTCAGGTGAATGTGTCCTGCTATTGGCATCATATTCTTTTAACTCAGATAGTTTTTTTAATTGGTATTTGTAATGCTTGGTCATAATTAATCCTTAAATAAAAAAACCCACATCACACAATGTAGGTTGGAATAAGATTGCTTGTATGTTGATCGCGTATTACGTACTTACCTTTTTTAACAGTTATAACGTTAAACCTTCTTAGAACCATTAGGCAAATATCAGTTACCTGATCACTTGTTATTATGTGAGGATATTTATCTTGTAAAATCTTGCAAAGACTCACTGATATGTATCCAGAATTTCTCAAGTAAACAAGATCATTTATAAATTGCCTTTCATTAAATATCAGTGCAAATTTTGCTTTGTATTGTTTTATTGAAGAAGCGTCTAATTCATCATCTGGCTTTAAGTAGGAATCCCTAACCGCTTTTTTTTCGCTTTTAATTAGAACCCTGCTCTTTCCGGAAGGCAACAACATCAACACATCAATAGGTTCTTCTGAATCACCCATTAACTCCAATTCAAAAGAGTCTTTAACCTCAAGATCATTCAGTCTAGTTATGATTGTTTTGAACATATAACTGTTTTCAGTCATAGCTATATTCAACTGCGCTTTAATGCTGTCAAGTTCATTCAACACCTGCTTTAATCCACTCATAAAATTACCCCTAATTTAAAGTTATTTTTTGCCCATGTCTCGGACTACTCTCAGCATTTTATCATCTACAACAAAATACCCACTGTTCAACCATCGTGTTACCTGTTGTGGAAACACATCTTGTTCACGCGCAAATTCCGCCTTGCTCGCGTATTTTCTTTCAATGTAACTTCTTAATGTTTCCAATTGCCTACCCTCGTTATTAACTATTTTTCATTATACGCTATTTGTGCTTACATGCAATCTATTTACTTTTATTGTAAAATTCCCATTCCATATAATAACCTGTAATGTTCAATACCTTGTTGGAAACCTTTCAACCATTCATAACGATATTTTGTTCCATTGGCTTTTTTCCCTGTCTTTACATAATAACTATATTGATTAGTTGCCATGACCATTCCTGATCCTTCACAAACATCTTCTGCATGTAACAACCCTTCCATCCATTCTGTATTTTTTTTCATAATTTACCCCTTATTTAATAAGACTGATTATTAATATACTCGTTGTATGTTGGCTTTTTTTTCTTGTAGCCATATTTCACCATAGAAATTAATATCCCCCGCCTTCTTAGTGCTTGCTGTAGTGACTGATATGAACGTCCCAACTCATCGCATATTGATTGAAAGCTTTGATGCTCCATCTTAGCTACAACTATAGGCACTATTCTGTTCATTTCTTCAGTTGTTGTTTCTTTTGCCATTACTCTTGCTCCTTTGGCGGCTTAGGTAATGGCATCCAGTGGGTTACACCGTTAAATAACATGCCCATAGGTTCGTCTAGGATTTTTCCTTTGTGAGGATATCCGACACCTACGTTACCACCGTAAAAGTCAACGATGACCATGGCGTGTTCTGCGCTAGGCATTTCATCCTCAACACTAATCCATTGATTCTCAAGCTCTGCAATCTTAGCTATGTCTGCTAGTGAGCGATGCCTTCCTGATGTATCTTCGTTTCTAAAAGTCAGGTAGTCATAACCATCCTCGCTATAATCATATTCTGTGTTTTCCATGCAATAACAGTTACCACCCATAACATGAGTCGCACCATCTGGCGCATTATCTAAAATCTCTTGGTTAGTCATCACTCTTTCTCCTTTGGGCGCATTATTAATAAAGATACATTCCCTTTAGTTATTGTTAGTGGCTTATTGTCATGCTTATCTAGTTGCATATCCATTAACGCTAAAAAGCTTAATGTTATTTCATTAAGGTATTCTTCCTCAGTCATATTATTTAGTTTGCAAATTTGAGCTATATCAGTCATTCGCCTTGCTCCTTGCATTTTGTAAACGTGTGCAAATTCGGGTGTTTAAATGGCATTTTAGACCACCCACCACAAGTACGTCCCAGCCATCTTTCCTGAGTCCTAATGGTTGTTAAGTTAAAGGTACCTTAACACCAATAGTTTTAAGTAGTGATCTGACCAGTTAGAGATTGAAGCAGGTCTTTTTGAGTTGCGTCTTTGTTAGACAACACTTCCATCACCCTTTCATCAATACAACCTTCAGCGACTATGTGGACAACTCTCACAGGTTTAGTTTGTCCTTGCCTATGTAATCGCCCGTTAAACTGTTGATATAACTCCAGTGACCAGTTAAGTCCGAACCAAACGATCATAGACCCACCTTTTTGTAAATTTAGCCCGTGACCAGCCGAAGCAGGATGAGCAAACATAAGTTTAATATCACCTTTATTCCAACTGTCGATTGTGCTTTGCTCTTTATCAAGCACCACACCATCAGGGAAAGCTTTTTGCAATCGAATTAGGTCAGTCTTGAAGTTGTAAGCAACAAGAATATTTTCACCCTCGTTTTCTTCAATTAGTTCACCCAAAGTTTTAAGCTTTACGTCATGTAATGTTATCCAGTTTTTAAACTCATCAGTATACGTTGCGCCATTACACCATTGTAATAACTTGTTGGCCAAAACAGCAGCACTCTGTGCTTCCAATTCCTCACCTTGGATGTACGATATAAGTTCTTTCTGAAATTCAAAGTACTCTGCCATAATTTTAGGAGGTAACCTTACAGGTAGAACACTGTCAATTCGGTCAGGAACTTCAAGGTAATCTGCCGCAGACATGGACAAAGTAAACGGTCTAATTAGGTCGTGTATTTTCTCTGACGATCCAGATTTAGGTTCAAACTTATACCCCATAAAATCAGACTCGAAAAACCGCTTCTTGTAGGCAGTCATCGTGCGACCTAATGCAATACCAAAGTCGATCAAGAAAACTTGACTCCACAGATCTAACAGGCCATTTGGGGAAGGTGTACCTGTCAACGCGATCATGTATTCAGTAGAAGGTAGTATTTTCTTAATAGATTTGAATCGTTGAGAACCATTGTTTTTAAAACTACTGGACTCATCCACTACAACACAATCGAATGGCCAACCTTTACCGTAATAATCCACTAACCATTTAATGTTCTCACGGTTAATACTCACAATGTCACAAGTTGTACTAAGTGCGCTTATACGGTTCTTCTCGCTCCCTGTTGCAATGTTAACCTTCAGATGCGACAAATGTGACCACTCGTTCACCTCGGTAGGCCAAACGCTGTTAGCGACACGTAGCGGTGATATTACCAATACCTTGTTGATTGAAAAGCTATCAATTAAATCGGTAATAGCTGTTAACGTAGTGACTGTTTTACCAAGCCCCATATCCAGCAACATGAATACTCGTTTCTTATCAAGTATGAAGTCAACACCTCGACGTTGATACTCATGCAAGTCTTCACGACATAACATCAATAAAATCCTCCAAGTTGTCGATAATGTGAACTATAGCTCCATAGAATTCCATTTTTTGGATGGTAT